TGTCCGTTAGTTGCTGCAACACCTGTCCAAATTGATTTTTCAGTTGCTTCTGCAACTTTACCACCAACGTAGCTGATTAAGAAATCATTGAAGTTAGCAGGGATTTCATCGAATGCAGAGTATCCTAATTGTAAGGATTCCCAGCTATCTACGAATTCTTGCTTACACAATTCTAAGTTAACTTGTAATTCTTTTGGTTCTAAGATTCTCTCAGTAAGAGCTACTGTACCTGAAGTTGCGAAATCGCAAGATGCATTGTTTACGATTGAATCAACTGCAATCTTTTGGATAACTTGCTTGTATTTTACGTTAGGAACGATAGTTACATACTTGTTGTCCAAAGTTTTAGCTGATAACAACGCTGCAGCAATGTATTGTCCTGCGAACTCACCAGCGTATGTAGATGTTACAGACGGCTGTTGAAAATTTTGTTGTTTTCTCATTTTTTTGAAAATTTTGTTTTAATAATTTTATTTATATAATTTAGATAAGAATGCAGATTGTGAATTCTGAACTTTCTTACCAAAGTTATTTACTTTTGGTTTTGCCATTGATTCCTCAACAGGCGCTCCATCTAATTTAGGAAGATCTTCTTCCTCTTCCATTTCCTCTTCTTCTTTTGGTAACATAGCTTCAAACTTCTTCTCCATTTCAGAGATTCTGTAAGCCATATCTTCCATCATTTTTTTCATTTCAACCTTATCATCATCAGCTGGGATAGTATCAGGAGTTTCAGTTTCTTCATCAGAAGATTCATCACCACCAATATCTTCACCTGCGATAGATGCTAATTCAGCTACTTCGTTTTCTTTAGGCTCCATAGTTGTAATTGGTAAAGGCTTAACTTCTACAGTTTCTGCTTTTAACTCTACGTTTTCTCTCTCAGTAATTACACCATCTTTGGTCATTACTTTGATTCTAACTTCGTTACCTTCTGAATCTTTTAAGAATATCTCATGCTCACCATCTGGTGCTGGAGATTTAGTTCCATCTTCTGAAACCACTTCTACTAATTCACCTACATCGAAAGTATTTGATTCTAAGATTGTTCCGTCTGCTAATTTAGCGTATGTCATAGCTACTTCTTTATCCGAAGATAACATTGCTACGATTTTGCCAAGTACTTGTTTTGCATTCATAGTGTTCTAATTGTGTTTATGTTGACTTAACAATCAACGATTATAAAATAGTTATTTTTTTTAATTTATTTGAAAGAGCTGATAAGAATTACCCTATCAGCCCTTAATATTTTGTTTATGCGCAACTTCCACTTGCTGAGATTACACCATCACCACCGGTTACTTCGAACCAACTTCCTGATAGAGAGTAGAATCCGTTATCCATTGCTGCTACTAAACCAGAACCAGGAGATAATCTACATCCTATTGTTATTGAAGAACAAGGTGACCAGAATCCTGATGAACTATCTGCACATGCACTTCCTGAATCAGTTGAATTAAATCCAACAGGTGTGTATTCGTAAGGTATTACAGTTGTAGTTGTAGTTGTAGATGGGCAAGAACCGATTGAATCGATAATACCCGCACTACCACTTACTAAATACCAACTTCCAGCGAATGCGTAATATCCATCATCTACCGGCGATACTAAACCAGGGCCTGTTGCTAAGTAAGAACCTGTTGTTAATACTGCATCATCTGAGTAAACAGTCTCACCACTATTGTTACAAGCGTTTTCTGCTACACCAGGTGCGTATCCACCATTGAATTCATAAGAAGGAGCTGCAGTTGTTGTAGTTGTAGTTATGTTTGAGTAACTTCCACTATAGTTAGTTACTGAAGATAAGTAAGCGTATTCGGTATCAAATGATACAAACTTAATTATATCTATAGAATTTCCGTTAGTTGGTGTATATAATGAACCTGATTTCTGCCATACATTTTCTGAGAATGAAGCAGTTGCGCCTGGCTGAGTTCTTACTCTTAAGTAAACTGTCTGAGCTTCATTGATATTAACCACATTGATAAATGTAGATGCAGTTTCTGCTAATTCAATTGAAAAGAAGTTTTCTACATTCCAATCTAATTCTACAGAACCCGTTACTATTGGAGGGTTTGTTGTGTTTCCTTTTAATGCTCCTTGTACGGTTAATCCACCTTCAAAAGATGTATTACCAAATATAGTTAATCCACCACTTGCTATTAATAAGTTATTAAATGTGAATGGACCTGTTACACTTCCACCATCAGTTACAGTCAATGAGCCAGTTACTACTAAAGGTCTTTGTAATGATACTCTACCATCAGTATAGTTACCCTGAGATTGGAATACTGCTATTTGATAAGGACCTGAAGAACCAATACCATATAAGGTTGGTTGTGGTGACCACGATGCGTAAGGCCCTCCAATGTTTGTTGGATTAGCCGATACACCAATTATTTTAGATTGTCCCATTCCACCACTACCATCAACATTGTTAATAGTAACTGATGTTATGTTTGATGATGTAGAACCTGATGATATAGTTTGAGTTCCTGTGAATGTATTTGAACCCGTAGTTGCAAATGAGCCTGTATCTATTGTAGATGTTGGAAGAGGAACTCCGTTTACTTTATAGTCTCCAGTAATATCTACCGAACCCGTTATATTTGTAGAACCTGATATTGTTAATCCGTTATCTGCAGTTATATATGCTTTTCTACTATCAGCAAAGTTATCAACCATTACATAAGTTGTATCATCACCTAAGAATAGGTAACCACCACTTGCCGTAATGTGTGTATCTTGTGCTGCAGTATTATATATGTTTAAATATCTAGCGTCAGTAAGATCAGGTTGCAATATTAAATTACCTGTTGATTTAATACTATCAGTTAAAGCAATAGAACCTGATATTTCTTGGTTTCCAAAGAATTCGTTAGAACCTGTAGTTGCGAATGAACCAGTATCAAAAGAAGGTGATACACCACTCGTACCTGAAGTTCCATCAATACCGCTTGTGCCTGATGTTCCACTAATACCAGATGTGCCACTTACACCACTTGTCCCACTAACACCGCTTGTTCCTGATGTGCCACTCTCACCTGAAGTTCCACTAACACCTGAGGTGCCTGAAGTTCCGTTAGTTCCATCTGCACCACTCGTTCCGTTTGTTCCGGAAGTTCCAGATGTGCCTGATGGTAATTGAGATATTATAAATAACATCTGAGTATTGTTAGGAAACTCGTATGTTGATGCTATTAAAGTTATAGGGAATGTCCAATATGTTGTATTATCTACACCAGCCCCTACTTGCCATCTTTGATAGTTTGTATGTGATGCCTGGTCTTGTAATACTATAACTGAACCTGATGGTATGTTACCTAAAAATATATCGGTGTTATTACCATTTTGGTCTATATCACTTACGTTAATAGAAGATGCTGATGCCTGAGTTGCCGTATTCCAAATGATATGACCATTAAGAGGGTCACCACTTGTTATGGTAGTTTTTGATTGATAATTAAAGAATGTGTTTGATTGTCCATCTTGTCCACTTGTACCTGAAGTTCCACTCACACCAGATGTTCCATTTGTTCCTGAAGTTCCGTTGATACCATTGGTGCCACTCACTCCCGAAGTTCCTGATGTTCCATCTACTCCACTAGTTCCATTTAATCCATTAGTTCCGTTCAATCCACTTGTCCCATCTACACCTGAAGTGCCTGATGTGCCATCTATTCCACTTGTTCCACTTACACCACTAGTGCCGCTTGTTCCATCAACACCCGATGTGCCTGATGAACCACCGGCTCCACTTATACCACTTGTACCTGATGTGCCATTAGTTCCGTTGATACCATTCGTTCCATCGATACCTGAAGTGCCTGATGTTCCATCTACTCCACTAGTTCCATTGATACCATTTGTTCCGTTGATGCCGGATGTTCCGTTTGAACCCGCTCCACCACTAACACCTGAAGTTCCGTTTGTTCCGTTTACTCCATTAGTTCCACTAACACCTGATGTTCCACTAGTACCTGATACACCTGAAGTGCCTGATGTTCCACTTGCTCCAGCAATTATACCAATGGTAGCTACATCACCAACTAAACTTGCACTTAATGAACCTGAAAAGTTTAGTGTTCCTGCTGAACCTAATGCACTTCCATTTGATTGTATATTTACTGAGCCGGATGATGCTGTTATTCTACTATTCCATGAACCAGAATCGATTATATATGAATTTTCATCCACAAATGAATCAATGATGTCTGTGTTGAAAGATCTTAATGATAATGGTGTAATTAATCCGGCATTATTATCAGGAAAACTATTCTGATTTTCTTGCTCTAATTGAGCTTTATTTAATTGAGCCATGCTATTATATTATTTTATTGTTCTGATTGTGTTTGTGAATATGGAACTTCCGTTACACCTATTCCTTGCTCCAATAGAGCACCATTACAACACTTACGGCTGTATGTATTTGAATTCAAACACAAACAAGCTCTCCTGCTATTCTTTGGAGAACTCTTACCTTGCGTTGGTCCTATATAGATTCCACTTGTTGAAGCGAATCGGGCTAAATAAGCTGGTGTTGGCATATTAATTCGTTTATACGGACTTAACAATCATCCAATCAAATATAGTTATGACTTATGCTTAGCCATCATCTCCTTTTGCATTAGATTCTGAAGATGATTATAATCTGATTGATACGATAAATATAATAAACAAGTATCCAATGGTAAGGTAACTACTTCGCTTATTCGGTTTACATCATTACCACACAATTGCATTACTGCTCCATAGCCTTTCCACTTTTTTCCAAAATTGATTTGATGTTGTGAGGGAGCATCTCCGAATCCGTCAAAGATTTCAGGATAGAACTCGGTAATACCTTTGATAAATGAACAAAAAAAAAGAGGGCACCGAAGTGTATATGCATTCCTAGCTTTAAGAAAGGCTCTTCACTTTCCATACCTGTATATGCTTTAATACTATATAGTTCACCAACCTTACCTACTATAGGTCTATATAGGATTGCCATTATCTTACTCCAATTATCATCAATGGTAAAGGTATCGTATTTAGTAATGTCCAAATAAGCTCCGTATGCCATCTTAGATAAGTTTGGTTCGAATCCGTATTTCTTTCCATCAACTTCAATTACCCTTTGTAGAGGTAAATCAGTCTTTCCCATAAAGCCAACCAAATCACTTTTAATTGCTAAGAATGTTTCAGTATCAATCTGATTTATATATTGTGGTGATAGACCTGCTAAGTGATGCATTAGACATGCAACGTATCCTTCTTGCTCTTCACCATACACCTTTACATCTCTTTGTAAAGCTAAATACTTTTCTAATGTTACAGCTGACCAATCTTTGGGTACTGTTAATTCTACTAATGCCATAATTTATCCTTTTATTCTATATTGTTCTGGGTTAACTAAATCGTAATCCGTATCCATAACTGTGTTAACAGGGGTTTCTCTTACTCCTCTTTGTAGCATGAATGTCAATTGCTCTACTTTCTTTTGTAAGATGTTTCTCTGTCCAACAAGGGCGATGCCTGTTGTCTTAGCTCCTTCTAATTGTTCTTCTAAGTGTTGGATGTATCTTGCCATTTCCATAAAGTCCTCTTTTGTAAGATTGTTCAAATCTACTTCTAACACTTTATCTTCTAATACCTTTGCCATTTTATATATGTTTATATGTTTATATATTTGTTTAATTATCTAATTGAAATAACGTATTTACCTTTAGCTGTAGCTACATTACTTAACTTCATCATAAAGACGTAGCGGGTAGCATCTATTGCGTGGTTCATATAATCCACAGGCTTGTCTAATTGCTTTCCAAATCTATCAGTATCCCATTCGTATGAGTAAAACTCATTCGTTAGGTTCTGACAAGCTTTAGGTATGTTAATCTTATAGTTGTTCATAACCTGAATACCAAAGTTGATACTATCTTTACCTTTAACTACCGGCTTAACGTTATAACCCAATTTGTATAACTCATCATTGAGGCGTGGCTCTGATGAATCTGCCCATATCTCTTCTCTTCCTTGCACTATCTCTTTTAGTTTTTTATCTAAATCCGATGTGGTTAATCCTTTCTCATAGAAATGCTCTAATAGGAATATCTCTCCATTGTGTTTCCATACTGATACTAAAGCTGATGGGTCATTTGAATATCCATAATCCAATCCATAAGCAACAAACTCTGATTCGTTTGGTATCCACTCTACTGAGTTAAATGTGAATATAGCTTTCTCATTACTTACATACTCTCCTAATCCATATACCTTCCAAGCTTTCGGATTTGTTCTTTGTAGTTCTTCAATAGCCTTAACAACAGTTCTTTCCAAATATGGATTATTCTTATATGTTGTAAAGTAGCGAGTGCAATCTTGCATCTCTCTAATCCAGTGCATCGGGCTAATCGTTGGATTGTATGATAATATGATTGGGCCTGTGGTTCTGAT